GACTATGTATTCGACATCGAAACCTATCCCAACGTGTTCACGCTGGCAGTGGAACACGCAGAAGCACCTCTGCACTGGATGTTCGAGATCAGTGACCTACGCAACGACAGTCGTGCGATCATTGAGTTCCTCCAGCACCTCAAGGACACCGACTCACGCATGGTCGGCTTTAACAACTTGGGGTTCGATTACCCTGTGATCCACACGTTGATCCGCATGGGTCACAGTGACGCCAACACGCTGTACCAAAAGGCGATGGCGATCATCCACGCACAAGACGACGATGGTGGCCGTTGGATGCACACGGTCAAACCGTCTGACCAGTTCGTCACGCAGATCGACCTGTTCAAGATTCACCACTTCGACAACAAGGCACGAGCCACCAGCCTGAAGGTGCTGGAGTTCAACATGCGCAGCGCCAGCATTGAAGACCTGCCGTTCCCGGTGGGCACCGTGCTGAACCGTGAGCAGATCGAGGTGCTCAAGCAGTACAACAAGCACGATGTGGCGCAGACCAAAGCGTTCTATCACCATTCGCTTGACATGATCCACTTCCGTGAAGAACTGACGCGCAAGTACGCTCGGGACTTCATGAACCACAACGACACCAAGATCGGCAAAGATTACTTCGTCATGAAGCTGGAAGAAGCCGGTGTCGCCTGTTATGACTTCGGCCCCAAGGGTCGCACACCCCGGCAGACCAAGCGCCCAGTCATCGCGCTCAAGGACGCCATCCTGCCGTGGATCAACTTCGAGCAGCCCGAGTTCAACCGGGTGCTGGACTGGCTCAAGGCCCAATCAATCACAGAGACCAAGGGGGTCTTCACGGACCTCACAGCATCAATCAATGGATTCACTTTCGTCTTCGGCCTTGGAGGCATCCACGGCTCCGTCGAGTCTGAGGTCATCGAGTCTGACGGTGAGCACGTCATCGTGGACTTGGATGTCACTTCATACTATCCAAATCTGGCAATCACGAATGGGTTTTACCCGGCCCATCTCGGAAAAGAGTTTGTCAGCATCTACAAGTACCTGTTCGAGCAGCGCAAGTCATACCCCAAGAAGTCAGCAGAAAGCGCGATGCTCAAACTCGCACTGAACGGTGTGTACGGCGACAGCAACAATCAGTTCAGCGTCTTCTACGACCCGCTGTTCACCATGAGCATCACGCTCAACGGTCAACTGCTGCTGTGCTTGCTGGCCGAGGGTCTGATGCACATCCCCGGTCTGCGCCTGATCCAAGTCAACACTGACGGCCTGACTGTGCGTGTGCCCCGCAGCCACAAGATGCTGGTTGATCTGGCCCGCGCTGCATGGCAGACGCGCACCGGCTTGAACCTCGAAGAAGCCGTCTACAAAGCCATGATGGTGCGCGATGTCAACAACTACATCGGCGTGTTTGAGAACGGCAGCACCAAGCGCAAGGGTGCTTACGAGTACGACATGGAATGGCACCAGAACGCTGGTGGGCTGGTGATCGCCAAGGTGGCCGAGAAGGTGCTGGTCGATGGTGCACCCATCCGCGAGACAGTCGAGCAGTGGCCGCACATCATGGACTTCATGCTGCGCACCAAGGTGCCCCGGTCCAGTCACTTGGGCATCGAGAAGGACGGCGTGACCTCGCAGCTTCAAAACATCACGCGCTACTACGTGGCAAAGGGTGGCGGGCAGTTGGTCAAGTACATGCCACCGCTGGCGAAGAAGCCCGGTCAGTGGCGTAAGTTTGCCGTTGAGAGTGGCTGGGGTGTCCAGCCCTGCAACGACATCAAGGACGCAGGCAAGCTGCCTGTCGATTTCGACTATTACATCAAGGAAGTGGAGAAGCTATGTCTCAGTTTGAAGTGACGATGGAAGAAAATGAAGCGTTTGACGCATTGAGCAAACAGGTCGCTGGCAATCACTACAAAGATCAACCGATCCAACCAGTCGAGTACATCCACGCCAACGCAATTGGCTACTTTGAAGGCAACGTGATCAAGTACGTGTCCCGTTGGCGCAAGAAGAACGGCCTTGCTGATCTGGAGAAGGCCAAGCACTACATTGAGTTGCTGATCGAACTGGAGAACCGCCGTGCTCGAAAAACAGATTGAAGCCAAGGTCTGCGACTACGCCAAAGAGTGCGGGGTGGGTGTCTACAAGTTCACCAGTCCGGCCCGTGCCGCTGTGCCTGATCGCATGTTCATCTACAAGGGTCGCGTGTTCTTCATCGAGTTCAAGCGCGAGGGGCAAAAGCCCACGCCTGCTCAAGAGCGTGAACACAACCGGATGCGCCAGCACCAGATCAACGTGTTCGTGGTGGACAACGTGGAGATGGGCAAGTCAACCATCAACCTCATGCTGCAAATGATTGAAGCGAGGTTGTGCTGATGAGAGTCATTTCATGGTTTTCATGTGGTGCCGCCAGTGCGGTAGCCACCATCCTCGCTGCCGTCAAGTACGGTGAGATTGAGGCTGTCTACTGCCGGGTGGTTGAAGAACACGAGGACAACCTTCGGTTCCTTGACGACTTCACTCGTGTGACCGGCATCCCGGTCAAGGTCATTATGGATGAACAACACGAGGGGTCAATCTACAAGGTGTTCGCAAAGCGCGGGTTTATCAAGAATCAGTACGGTGCACCATGCACAATGATTTTGAAGAAAGACATGCGCAAGTCGTACCAGCGCCCCGGCGACATTCAAGTGTTTGGTTACACCGCTGAAGAACAAGACCGCGCTGACCGATTCATTGACGGCAACAATGATGTCAGTGAGGACTTTATCCTGATTGACAACAAAGTCAGCAAGCAGGACTGTTACGCACACCTGACCCGACTGGGCCTGAAGTTGCTAACCATGTACCACCTCGGGTACTCCAACAACAACTGTATTGGTTGCGTGAAGGGGGGGATGGGTTATTGGAACAAGATTCGCAAGGACTTTCCAGATCGTTTCGACAAGATGGCAAAAGTGGAAAGACTTATCGGCCACGCCATAAACAAGGACGAAAACGGCCCGGTGTACTTGGACGAGTTAGCACCCAATCGTGGACGGTTCAAGGTGGACATGCCCGCCGATTGCGGCTTTACGTGCGAGGTGAGCAATGCTGACACCTGACCTGCTTCACGGCTACCAGCAGAAGGCTGTCAACTTCCAGTCCACGCATCCCCACTCGATGCTGTGGCTGGACATGGGTCTGGGCAAGACCGTGATCACACTGACCACGCTGGCCCACCTGATCCGCACCAGCTTCCTGCGAGGTGTGATCATTGTGGCTCCCATCCGAGTCATCCGGCTTGTCTGGAGGCAAGAGGCTGTAAAGTGGGAGCACACCAAGCATCTCAAGTTCAGCATGGTCACGGGCACCAAGGACCAGCGCACCCGCGCCCTGCTGCGTCCCGCTGATGTCTGGATGATCAACTACGAGAACCTCGGGTGGCTTGCCGAAACGCTCCAGACTTACTTCGTCAAGAAGGGCAAGCCGATGCCCTTCAACGGGATCATCTGGGACGAGATCAGCAAGATGAAGAACAGCGCCACGAACCGGGTCAAGGCGTTTCGCAAGATCGCTGACCAGTTCGACTGGGCCACGGGCTTGACCGGCACCCCGGCCAGCAACGGGTACAAAGACCTGCACGGTCAGTTCCTCGTGGTGGACAGGGGTGAGCGGCTGGGCACCAGCAAGACGCAGTTCAAGACCCGGTTCTACAAGAAGGTCGGGCCGTACAAAGAGGTGCCCTACGAGGATACCGAGGACACGATCAAGAAGCTGATCGGGGACATCACGCTGGAGATGTCAGCCGAGGACTACAACCCGCTGCCTGACCTGATCGTCAACAACATCGAGATCGAGATGCCCGAGGAGTTGCGGGCCAAGTACGACAAGCTGGAGAGGGAGTTCTTCTTGGTGCTCGACAGCGGCAAAGAGATCGAAGCGTTCAACCAAGCGGCTCTCACCAACAAGTGTTTGCAGTTCTCCAACGGTGCCATGTACCCCATCGCCGGGATGCCGCTGTGGGAGCCGGTGCACGACATGAAGCTGGACGCTCTGGAGGACATCATCGACGAGGCCCAAGGGTCACCGATCCTGTGCGCCTATGCGTACCGCAGTGACGCCGAGCGCATCATGACCCGGTTCAAAGACCTGCGGCCCATCAACCTGACCGAGTGCAAGAGCGAGGCGTCTCTCACCAACGCCATGCACCGCTGGAAGACGGGCGACTGCCAACTGATGATCGGCCACCCAGCGTCGATGGGTCACGGCATCGACGGCTTGCAGAAGAACGGCCACATTCTCGTGTGGTATGGCCTCAACTGGTCGCTGGACCTGTACGAGCAGTTCAACGCCCGAGTGCGCCGCCAAGGCCAAGGTGCCCCGGTCATGTGCCACCGCATTCTGATGCAAGACACGCTTGACCAAGCGCAGGCACTGGCCCTCGATGAGAAGGCCACCACGCAGGCCGGATTACGTAACGCTGTAAAACAATACCGCATATCTAAAAATGTGTGATACACTTGTGTCACATCAACAACTGGAGTAACTGTAATGATCCGTGAACTGTACAACTGGGTGCGAAACGCCTATGCCACACCGAGTGCCGAGTCGCTGGCGCTGCGTGAACTTGAGGAGGCCAAGCGCAGCCTCCTCGAAACCCAGTCAGCCCGTGAATACGCTGACAGCATGTGCAAGTACCGCGAGGCCCAGATCAAGCGCCTGACGGCCTATTTGCACAAAGCCACTGAGGTGGACGCATGAGCGAGTGCCAACACCGCTGGGAACCCGTCGAAGGTCAACCACTTTACAAGTGCGTCCGGTGTGGCGCGTTCATGAGGATTGTCAAATGACGTGGCCCTTCCCTCCCCCCGGTGGCCCTGTGCCGTGGACTCCACAGCAGGAGTCCGAGTATCAGCGCCAGCAGCGCAGCCAGTTACCGGAGGCACCTTTCTGATGGCTTCGACAAACACAGGCTTTCACGTCATCAAGGCGTACGAAGCACTGCACGAGTTCGGCAAGATCACCGCACAAGAGTTCGCCGACTACGCCGACATCGGACGCTACGATGCTCACGCTGTGCTGAACCGCATGGCGAAGCGCACCAAAGCTGGCGAAAAGCGCATCCACATCGCAGACTGGACCTATGTCCACGATGACGCCAAACGCTACCCTCGTGCGGTATTCATGATCGGCGACAAGCCCGACAAGAAGAAACCAAAGCCCAACCTGCGCGAGAACCGCAGACGCAGCGAAGCTAGGCGCAACACACCATTTCGCATGAACAGCGTGTTCAACATGGCAACTCCTCGTGACAAAATCAGGGAACTGAGGAGATCGCTTTGAGCATTACCTGCCCTGTGTGCAGCGCGTGGACCTCGGTCAAAGAAACCCGGACACGCAAAACAGACGGCGTGGTGACGCGCCGATACGAGTGTGCCAACCTGCACCGATTCACAACCGAGGAAAGGATTCGATATGACAACGTGCTGCAACGGCAACTGCAACCAAGGCCGGGATTGTCCGGTCCGGGTGGCGAGGGTTGGGCAGCGTATGAAAACCGCTGATCCGCTGCCACC